CCCTGCGCGAAACATCGGCACAATCGGGCCACTGGACGAAGTGAACGCCAAGATGGCGGCACAACTCGCCGAGGCCCTCGGCGGCTGCGTCTGGCGGAAGGTCGCCGCGCTCGACGAGGGCCGCGAAGACTCCCGTCCAGACGGCTTTCGCGAGTTCGAAGGGGGCATAGTCCGTGGCGGCGGTTAGGTCCGTCGACACGACAAGATGCCCGCTCCGAAAGCGCGAAAGAACCGTTTGGATACGGGAGACCTCGTGGTCCTCGCCACGGTGAGTTACGGCGGGGATCTGGTCTAGTAGGGGCCAGAACACGTCCCGAAGGACGTGGGCTCGCACCTGCTCGGCCGGATCCCCGGCGGTCACCACGCGGACCTTGAAGCCTCGCTCAGGCACGGCCACCGCGCGAACGCGGGGGACCTCCATCCTTGGTAGCGGGATATTCCCCGCTTCACGCCAGATCATACTGGCAGCCAAAGACGGAACCCCCTTGTTCACGGGGTAGCCGTGTCTCGGCGGCAGCGGCGTCCACGCATAGGAGGCAATGTCGGGGTAGTCGGCCCGTAGGTCGGCCACCCCTCCACCTTCCTTGCGCGAACGACGCAAAGACGCCGAGAACAGGGGGCGCGCGTTCGACACCCCCCAACGGGGAACCTTCCTCGCCACTTTCCGGGAGAATTCCGTAACCCATTGTAAAATGGGTTCAGGAATTTCCGGAGGCGGAGAGGTAAGAACCTGCTGGTGGGTGCCGAGCGCGCGCAACCCGTCCTGATCGGGGCACAAGGCGCGGCCCATCTGCGAAATGAGAAAGTACTTGGAACGGTCGGAGTCGAGGACGCGACGGATGCACCCCCCGAAGGGGAGCCTCCTCGCGCCACCCGACGCCTCCGCCCTAAGCGCCTTCTCACGGCACAGATGGGCCACGGCCTTCAGCCGTAAATTGACATCGGCAAGCCCCCGGTGAGCAAAAATGTTCACCAGGGACTTACGGAATCGCTCTAAGAATTTCTGCGCTCTCCGGTGGGAAGGCTTGGACATATCCAGGCCCCCCATCACGGAGGGAACAGCAAGACGAAGAGCACTTCGGAAAGCAGTCCAGGAAACCTGGAACTGCTCTAAGGACTTGTTGCGCCGGCGCGGTGCAACCGAAGTCACATCGAGGCCTGCGCAAGCAGGGCCACGATCGCTTTGGTCCGACAGAACGTTACGCGGGAGGTACCACCTAACGCTAGACGTCCCAT